AGCTAGTGCATCTGTATGAGTAATGATGTTCTCGTAGAAATGTCCAAGGGCTTTGTGTTGTGCATACGATTTTGTTGTCCAATGCTGGAGGTGAGTATTCGTGCCTGAATGTAGCAGAGTTACTAAGAAAAGTGCCATTTGTTCCATAAATACCCCCCTTTTTACTATTTTAACTCAATTTTTATCAATCCACAAATATCTTTATGTATTTCTATCGTTATTTTTGTAAAGCACCTATCATCCATTTCCAACGCTAAACACATACCATCTAACCCACTTTTGATGCTTGCTAACATATTGTCCAAATCCATCCATCGTCTGTTTGGTTTGTAAAAGACAATACTTAGCTCTGAGTAATCACCTTTTGGTATATTAGCCTCTTTTGTAGTCCAATAGCAAATATCTTTGTAAATTGCTTTCTTCTTGGCTTTTTCGTGATAATGACAACTACTATTGGGGTTTAATTCTTTGGGATACCAAGGGAAAGTTAGCATATTGTGTATGTGCATCTATCACCAGATGCTTTCCTTTCTACAGTAACTTCACATAAATTATCTAATTTTATGTTTTTAGATATAAATAAACACAAATTTTCAAGAGTTGGTCTACCCAAATCAAGTATTTCATCTAAAAATTCGTGATCGAGCATTTTTCTTACAAATTCAATATGTTGTTTAATGTTATCAAAGTCTTTTACCATGCTATCTTCGTCAATTTTGCCTTGGATCGATACACTTGCATGGTAAGTATGGCCATGAATTTTGTTGGATTGTAAGGAATCATAGCAATTAACTGCACGATATTTCAAAGTATGTGCTGCCTCAAAATAAAAGGATTGGGTTAATTTAAAAGAACTCATATTGTTCTACCTGTTGAAAATTCCATGTTGCAGGAGAGTTGTGGGATTCTATTCTTGCTCGCATAACCTGTGCCCTTGCCTCTTTAGTTGGAGGAGGATAGTTGCCACTTTTCCAATTTTTGTCTATTCCTACATTTCTGCCAATGTTGGTGCTATCTGTAGAACTAAACGGAAACTTAGTAAAGATTGCTGGGTCTAACATCCTAAGGCCATGCAGTTTGCACATCGGTCTACCCATATCATCGCAGATAACTCGCATCGCTGAACCCATCCTTGACCACCAAGCATTGCTTCCAACTGTTGAATATTCTCCAGAACTACCTAAAGAAACACGAACATAAGTATTGGCTAATTGCTCTAGTCTTTCTAAGGATTCATGCAAATGCCAAACTGGAGAACCAAACCACTTTGGAAATGGACAATCTCTAAGCAAAGCATCGTTATCAGCTTCTGTTCCATCAATTACATCAGGAATGACTGCAAAATCACAAGATGGTACTTTTTTAAGGTTTAATGCCCAGTCGTAATAAAAATCCCAATTTTCTACAGGTTTATTTGCTTTCCATGCACTAAACGCACCATTGTCTAGGGCAAAAGATTGGCATATTTCTATAGCTGTACCTATTTGATCAGGATGAGCATAAGATACAAATGCATGACCAGCTTGCACAGCATAGTTAGCAACAGTCGCTGGAGTTATTGGTAGCCCATGATAATGAATCATAATATAGCCAATGTCAATTCTAATAATTCTTCTTCAGTCGTGGAATACAACTCCTCAAATCCTTTTCTGCCAAGTCCATGCACTCCAGTATTACTACCTCGATGATGTATTGGACAAAGGCCTATTACAGGTGCAATATCTCGTTTGCCAGCCCTACGAATATGATGGATTTCAGTCGGTGTATCTTCAATCTTTAAGACAAATCGACATAAACTGCAACCTAATCGTGCAACTTTGTCGTAATGTTGTCTCTGTGCTTTAGTCATTAGCTAGTTCTTGAGCAAAATCCTCTAGTTTCTGTGCCTGATCTGTAATATCAACGCTTATCTGATACGCTGCAACATAATCCTGATTATTACAAGCCTCTGAATAGTTCTTAATCAAGTGTTGCAATATTAAAAATGGATGATCAATCATAACATTCCTTTTCTTCTGTTAGCACTAAGTGTTTGAAATATCTCAATAATTCTTACTTCATGTTGCCTTTTGTTATCTAATATCTTAAATTGCTTGTATGTCTCTATCCATGCTTTGAGTGCATCATCGTATAAAACGCTGTCTAGGGCTTTTTCTTGTCTTTCTGCTACTGTCCCCTCAGATTGTAAAAATACATGAGCCTTGGCTTGTTTTATCGCTTCCTCAAGGTATTTAACCTGTCCTGATAGGTTTGCATGATCTTCGTCTGAAGAAGATAGCATTTTTAGTGCAATTTCTACTCTATTTTCGTTTAAGTTCTCAAGATTCATTTATTCTCTCCATTAAGATTGTCCAAGCTGTTGCTGCACAAAGTGGGACTTGTCCATTTCCAATGGCTTTAAGTCTGTCCACTCTAGAGGCCATCCCATTAGCCACTCGCTGAATGTTGGGTTCACAGACCCACCAATTATTGCTGCCAAATCGTTTTGATGGTTTTCTCTTATTCTTTGAACACCTTTGTAATCCGAACTTAATGGAGTTGGCATTTTTTCCATCCGTTTTTTCAATGCTTTTCGACTGTTGCTTCCCCCATCTAACCCTGTCGTGTTCGGTGTATGAAAGAATGTTTCGTTGTTTGGCAACAATCCAAATTCTGTTTCTTTGATGGTTTGCACCAACATCGGCTGCTCCCAACACACCCCATTCTGCATCGTACCCCATCTCGGCCAAATCTCTAAGGACTGTTCCGAGTCCTCTAGTAGTGAGCATTGGGGAATTTTCCACAAATGCGTATTTGGGTCTAACCTCGCCAATAATCCTTGCCATCTCTCGCCACATTCCACTTCTTTCGGCTTCAATTCCTCCTCCTTTTCCAGCTGCTGAGATGTCCTGGCATGGAAATCCTCCAGATACGACATCAACAATTCCTCGCCAAGGTTTTCCGTCAAAGGTTTGAACATCATCCCAAATCGGAAAAGGCGGGAGTATTTTGTCATTTTGTCTTGCGACAAGTACGCTTGCTGGGTAGGCTTCCCATTCGACTGCACAGACTGTTCTCCATCCGAGGAGATGTCCCCCAAGTATTCCTCCACCAGCACCTGCGAAAAGAGCCAACTCATTCATTTTCCTTCCTTAAAATAAAATTGCTTGCGTTGCGACTTTCCCACCTGAGTCATATTTTTTTGAGTCTCCTTTAGGATATGGTTCAATTTTGTATAAAAGTTTTGATAAAAGCATTTTTTTGTCGTTTTTAGTGCCATGAAAATAAACATACCTATGTTTTTGACTTCTATCAGAATAATAAAAATCATCTCCATATTTTTCTTTTAATGTTTCTAATGTCATTCCTTGTGCTAAATGTCTATTATGTTTATGTTCTTGTCCTTTAATGTTCCAATTTGTTCTTTTTACAGATAATCCTAGATAAATAAAATTAGTTGCTTGGTATACATAACCCACATGGCCTTGACCTGTATCAGCATAAGAAATTACTATTGTTGGTTTTGGCAATAATTTAATAGAGTTGCTAACTAAAAAAGAAGATTGATTTTTCTCATTATTAAGTAAACACAACCGATTTAATTCTAAAACCTTTGTTTCTTGTTTTTTTCCACATATTCCTCTTGCAACCATGGGTGAACCAGGCAATCCATAAGTGACAACCCCTTTAAGTTCATTGTCTTCATATAAACCAAACGCATGGATAATTTGTGGAATACGCTTGGCATAATGTTTTTTTAATAACCATTGATAACATTCATCACTTTTAATAGGTAAGACTTTCATTGTGTAAATGTCTTTGTTTTCAACATATTTAACATTGTTTTAAACTGGTCTGTGACTTCTGACTTAGCAAATACTTTCTCTGTGTCTACTTTTAGTCTAGAGTTCAACTCACCTAAAATGTTCTTACTAGTCTTGTAGTTTGTCGCATCCCATAAGTGTTCTAGTTCTAAATCCCTTAAACCAGTCTTTAAAGTTAAGTTTGCTCGATCATCAAATGAGCCTTCAAAGTACAGTTCTGGCCTTAATGACATATCCAAGAAATTAACTAAATCTTTGTTTTTATCAATCTGTAAAGTAATGTAGTCATTCTTGTTTGGCTTTGATCCGTAATGGAATCGAGAGTAGAACGCACCAGTTCCATCTGTTCCTAATCCTATTGATGCTTGTAGCTTACAACCATAAGCGTTACAGAAATAAGTATTTTTCTGTTGCAAAACAGGTTTATCAAGTTTAATTCGCATATTTACCCTCAATTATTTTGGTGAAGTTTGTAGGTTTAATCATCCACTCTAAATCTGCCAAGAAAGTTTTTCTGTCTTTAGTGACCACCTTTCCTGTCAGAAACTTTGATCCTTTGACAAATTTAAAAAAATCGTTTCTAAACCAATCTAAGCCATCTTCTGTGTCTTTACATTCAAACTCTACAAACATTTGTCTCCATCGTTGTTTTAGATAACCCTCTCGTGTTTTATTCCAAGATACAACTCTAGGTAACTCAGGTAAGACTTCATGATAAATATTAATAATCTCAGAATGAGGACATGGGGGAATCTTAGAGTCCACCAATATAGTCTTTCTATTGGTTAGTGGTTCTTGGTTTATGGTTAGTGGTTCTTGGTTAGTGGTTAAGGTTACTTGTGGGTTATTTTCAGAAACCATGTCGGTTATTGTTGGGTTATCTACATCATTGATTTTCTTAGGTCTACCACCTAATTTACCAACTTCTCTGTTTACTTCAGCCTTGCTATGATATTTTGCAATTTCAAGATCACAGCGTTGGTGATGCCATCCATCATCTTCTAAAACAAAAAACTCTTGCAAAACTTCCTTAACAATTACCCCATTACCTTTGAGTCGTAACCTTCTCATAACCGATTCGGTTTCAAGTGGGATAGGCAATTCAGTATCGTAATAAAAGTTAATTAGCTTGAAGTAAACAGCTTCTTCTTGTAACGATAAATGGCTTGTTGCTAAGTGCCAATCTGCAATATTAAATTTGTAGTAATGCATTTAAATTTCCAATAAAAAAAGCCCTAGGCAACACTCTCATCCAAAAGGATGTTGGCAGACAAGTAGGTACTTGCAGAGTGTTGTCTAAGGCTTACCTAAAAATCTCTGCCAAGAGATAAACAATTATTTATCAGGTTTTGGAATTTGTAAAGAATTTAATACTTTTATCAATCGAATAGCACAATCAACATTGTCAATTCTGGCAATCATGCCACCTTTCCAAGTAGCCAGAAACTCCTTTTGGTGCTTGGTATATGGTGCTTTGTCACTACTTTTAATCTCTACCAAACAAGTGTGGTTTTTATATCCAATCAGCAGGTCTGGGATGCCATTGCCACATTTGGACAAATCATGGACAGTTGCACCAAGGCTACGAAAAGTATCCATTAGGAGTTGTTGGTTTTTATCAGTTCTTCTAGCGTACATTAGGGTTTTCCCTATTAGGGTTTTTAGTTTAAATTAATTATAGAAAGTGCTTGTCATAGTTTAAAAAAAGGAATAAAGTTATTACATCGCAGTAATTATTAACTAGTCTTGAAAGGACAACAAAATGCAAGTAAACAAATTAGAAAATAATGTATATCACACACAATACATTCTTGATGATGGTTCATCAATTTTATTATCAAATAAATACGGCATAGTATATATGCAACATGGTCGTTGCGTTCCCAAAAAAAATCGTCGTGTTATTTATTATATGCAACAAGAATTAAATAGATTTTTGGCAAAACAAGCAGTTTAACAATCAGACCCTTTGGGGGTCTTATCTTGAAAGGGTAAGCAAATGAAAAAATTAAATTACAAAGCAGTTTGTTTTTCATGCAAACAGGGCGATGTTCAAAACATACCTGCTCAATGGTTTGTTACTGGCTATGATGGTAGAAAACCTTTTAATGGTTATGTATGTGATGACCACCATGAAATGTTAGCAACAGATGACATGATTAAATCAGCCCAGAGCATTGATTTAGACAGCATTGTTGTTTATTACACAGGTTATAGAAACTTTGGTCATTTAATTAGAGCATTTGTTAATACACCTTATACACCTTCTTTAAGAACTGATGTAGACCCTGAACTTGAAATTGTTCGTCAAGCATTTAATGACAAGATGGCAGAATTAGGTTTTAACAACA